CCTTCTTTCGGGATATTGTCGATACCGTCGTGGGCCATGCCTTGAATGGTTTGGGCTGCAATTAAGCCTACAGAAGCATAACCAATACCACGAATCACCGCTGCTGCTGGCAATCCAAAAATACCCGTCTGCGCAGTTGTCGCACCTGCTGCCAACTCTGTGTTAATGGTTTGCTGCGCGATTGCCATTGATTGTTGCGCCAAAAACATTGCTTTAAATGTTTTTGAGTTCTCGCCTTTTGCATCTTTGACCATCTGGGTCATATCACCCCAGACGCCTGATGCTTGAGAAAGTAATGAGCCGTATAAGCTTAATTGATTCTCATGTTGGTACTTAGCATAGTCCTGCTCTTGCTTGGCATATTCCTCTGTTAATGCCTTTTTACTATCCAAGTAAACCTTATAAGCATCATTAAGCTGAGCATATTTTTCCGTTTCACTCAGAAATTCATTATTCTCAATGCCTGAGCGCGCAGAATATAGATCATCCCCAAGTTGTGAATAACCGTCTTGCTGCTCATTGTTCATGCTCCACCGATCATACTCGCCGGAACTTAAAGATGCCCTTGCTCTGGCATTCACACCAGCGCCAACCATATCCCCAATCGGGTTATTGATTGCACCGAAAGCAGCCTGTCTTTTTTCCTCCTGCGCCTTTTTAAACTCAGCAACGTCTTTTTGATATGCGAGCTGCTGAAGCTTTAAATACTTCTCACGGCTTGGGTCATTTTCAGCAAAAGCGTCTTTGATTTCTTGGATAGAAACAGCATTTTCATACTCAAGTTTTTCTTGCCCAGAAAGAAACTCCTTGGCAATAGCATGTTGTTTTCTTAAGGCTTCCTCTCTTAATCTTTGAGTATCCTCGTTAGCTTTTGCAACAATTGAGACCTCGGCTTGAGCATCCTTAAGCATCTCGTTTGTGCCCTTGTAGCCAAGGACAGAGACATGCACATGCCCACCAGTGGATCGGGCGGATGGCTTTGCGTACTCATTAATAGCATTGATTGTGAAGCCGTATTTTTTGGCCACTTCTTGCAATCGCTTAATTGAGGAATTGGCTTCGCTTGCATCTTTAACAGTAAAGTCAAATGCCTGACCAACTGCATGCTTGCTATTAGTTCCCTTGTGATAACTATCATTGAAAGCTGTAAAACGGTTAAGCTGAGAACCCAAAGCATCCTGAGCCAGCTTGGCAAATTCCGCTGTATAGCCTCTCACCTTGCCACCAGCAACAGATTCACTAGACTTAATACGCAGTCCACTTAATGCTGAAGCACCAACAAGTCCATTAAGTTTTTCCTGTTCTTTTGCTGCCTTGGCTGAAGCTGCTGCGGCCTTTTCCTTGGCTTTAGCATTCTCATCCGCAGCCTTAGTATCTATCTTTAATCCGGTTGCAGACTTGGTAGAAGCTGAATTGACAGCCAGAATAGCATTCACCAGATTGTTAGATGATGTGCTTGCGGTTGAGCTGGATTCACTTAGGGAATTTATACGAGTTCCATAATCATCAAGAGTGGCAGCAATATCATCAAACATAATATTGATAGTATTGATTTTTTCACCCTTAAGAGCAGCAATCGCAGCAGCCACACCACCAATTAATTTACCAGCAACACTGAAAGCAGCCGAAACTCCTAATGCAACCTTAGTGACACTTCTTAGTACAGAGCCTATACCCTCACCAACTTGTTGAAGTTGAATGCCGTTTTTCGATGTGCTGAAAATCGCATTTGCTACATCCACAATGGCAGGCATAAATCCTGAGACCAGTTGGTTTTTCCAGCCTTGGAATTGCAGATTAACAGCCTGTGTTTGTGCTGCTAAAAGCTGCGATTGTTTAATAGCTTCCTCTGTTTTAAGGATGCCAGCATCTTCCAATGCTCTTCCGTAGTCATCTAAAAGCCGGCCATTTTCCGCAAATAGTGGTGCAAGATTGCCCAGATCTGATGCTAAGCTCTCAAATACAAAACGACGCTCTTGTGATGTTACGCCAAGCTCATCCAGTTTATCGTTAAGCATTTGAATGGCTTCGATACCATCTTTGCCTTGGAGTGTTTTGGAAAATGATTTGATCTGATCTTCAGATAATTTTGTATTGTTTTTTAGTGCATCAAAGAAATCAGCAGCCCCACCGCCTTGAGTTGCGCTAAATTCACCAAGTTTTTCTTGAGTATCAGCCAAAATAGAACCAAGCTGATCTTGGGACACACCTAAACCTTGGGATGCGTACTCTAAAATCTGAAAACTTTTTACGCTTGTGTTGGCTCGATTTGCCAGAACCAGTAACTGACTATCTGCTTTAGCTGTTTCAATCGCTAAGTGGGTTAATCCACCAATAGCAGCAGCTATGCCGCCCACAGCCATGCCTGAAAGTGCTGCGCCAGCAACCAAAATTCCGCCTTTTAAAGATCCGATTTTTGTATTGAAAGAGTCAACAATCGAACCCAGTTGAGTTCCACCCAAAGCATCTGCTACCTGATCCTTGAATCCAGCGAAAGCTTTATTCATGTTATCAGTGGTTTGCTTGGTTTTGCGTTCCGCCTGCGTCATACCCTGTTCAAATGAACCGAGTTTTACCGCTAAATCAAGGGTCAACCGACCAAGGGATGCTGCTGCCATAACTTTTCCTCAGGCAATAAAAAACCGCCCATAAGGACGGTTTTATTTAAAATAGGATTTATCCTACGCAATATTTATTCCAGTATTTTGCAAATTCGCTTTCATTTGGCCCATCTTCAAAATATGCTTTTTGTGTTTTCTCTACAGCCACAAAGCCCTTATAGCCAGTATATGCGCCAAATGAGTTTTTAGCATTGTATTGACCACATGCGACTGCACCCACATCGGTATTATTGTTTATCTTTTCATTTCTAAATTGCACAGAATCAGGATCTTTAGCATTCTGTTTAATTTGATTTTGTATGTAAAACAACATTACGCCAGCTTTGTTTTCTTCCTTCTTAGCCGCTACTGAATTATTCGTATCAGTAGGGTCGCTCTTAAATAGCTCTACGAAGATAAATACAAGAACTAAACCCGCAAAAATTAATGCCAACTTAGATGTTTTCTTCTTCTGCTTTACACCACACATTGGACAAGTTTCTGCCTTATCACTTACTGGCGCACCACACTCCTTGCAAGGCTGTATAGCCATAATCCACCCCAAATATTTGTTATTCAGGACAAGATACTAATTCCAGCACAAAAAAACCACTCCGAAGAGTGGTCTTGTTATTAGTTGCTGTTTCGCTCTCTCAAGAAGTGCCGGCCCACTCGCAGCGTATCAGTACCATAAAGCAGATCTAGCACACTATCAAAACGCTTAGTGAACTCAGCAATATCCATGGTTGGATAGAATCCCGGTGGTAGTGGCATTGCGGTCAGCACACCGTTACGAGCACTCACATGCCAAGCATCATATTTGGAGTTATTAAACTCTTGGCTAATCTGCTGGGCCACCTGAATAACTTCTTGTGGATAAGGTAGGGATTTAACTTCCTGCTTTTCTATCTTTGCTTTTATATCCATTGTTTCCAGATAATGAACAGCCTCTGGAAAATGAATTTCTAAAAGCTCTGCATAGCGCGGGATTTTAAAGTGTCGATTGTGACGCGCCCACATTTCAGCAAAGATTTTACGTTCACCTCGAGAGCGACGCGCCACAATCTCATGAAGCAAGGCTTGCTGCTCTGGTGAAATGGATTGGCGACTTTCAAGCTGTTTAGTAACGACTTCACGATCCAGCACATCCAAAACCCATTTGCGGAATTGTTTGGCGATTGCCGTTCTTGAAAGCATTGCTATTAAATGACATCCACGCAAAGAAAACACTCGAATCTCACGAGCTTGACCCTGCAACGTCAATTTGACGTTACGGGTCATGCTTCCTGTGAATTCATCTGAGTTGCGCTCAAAAATCTTATTGACCGCATCTTCACGCGAATAACCTAGAGCTTGACCAAGCTCACGTGAAGTAATCCATGCTTGATTATCCTGCTGAACAGGTGTGAAATTTACTTCGTTAAAACTTAATGCTAAACTAGACATAGTTAATATTCCTTTGTTGACAGCAATCAAGCCCTTGTTTTCCAGACGGTGGGCTTTTTTGTTGTCTGTTGATTTCATGCTTTCGCACTCTCTTGTTGCTTTCTAAGCCATTCTTCTACAATCACATTCAATTGAGCTGTCATTGATCGTCGATTTTCTAATGCGCGGTTTTTCAGTTCATCCACAAGTTCATGCGGCATTCTCACGTTTACTTGCGTGTCATTTCTGGGCATGTTTACTTTTCCTTAAAGTGTTTTGCTTTATAGCGTTTTAATTTATAGCAAAATACTTTATTGAAGTAAAGCGTTTTGCTATATATCATTAAAATAATTTCACACCTTACTGAACTGCTATGGCTCAAGAATATTCACAAGTAAACTTCAGAATACCTTCGAAGCTAAAAGAAGATATAGAAAAGGCAGCTTCCGCCAATAACCGTTCAATCACATCTGAACTCGTATCTCGGCTTGAAGAAAGCTTTAAACGTGACGCTGGAAGCATTGCGGACTACGAAAAAACAGTCCAAAAAATGCTCTTTAATGTAATGGCTAACTTGCATAAAGAGGGTGTTCAAATAGAAGTTATAGATGAAGCTATGGACAAAGCCATTAATAACATTGATTGTGAGGATGAAAAGAAATCAAGCTAACCTGATTTCTTTTTAATGGCTTGCATGCGCTGCTCTTCAAAGGTTAGCTCAGGCTCATCTTCATGAACCATGTAATCATAAGGACTGACTTCCACTCCTTCTTTCACATGATTTTGAGCATATAAAGCCATCAAAGCCCCGATACTTTGCTCTATCCTGCGCCCCACAAAAAGAGAGCCACGCTTATTTCTAAACGCAGCCCATTGCGAAACTTCAGCATTAGTCATATTTAACTTGGCTTCAGCAATCGTGCGACCACCAACCCCATTTAAAACCAACTCACACCAGAATTCATCATCCAGTGTTAGTCTGACTTTCCCTCATCATCCACAGGCGCTTTCTCAATACCAAGAATGGCATTAAAAATTGCGGAAGCTAGTGTTTGAGTAAAGTTGGCAGATACTTGCTTTTTGGTTAAATAAGGCTTTCCATTTTCATCAACTACAGCCGCAGCAATCCATTCAGAAACCACATCTTCACCCTTATTTAAGCGATTAAATAAAGGTTCAGTTACAGCATAAGGCAACTGTTTGATTGAGATTTCGACAGTTTCTGTTTTGCCAAAATGCTTAAACTCAACGGTCTTATTGTGGATTTCGCTAATTAATGAGCCTTGAATGATTTCATTTAACTTCACGGAGTCACCACCTTAAACTCATCAGTTACTTCTGTTTGGCGCTTCATCGGCACCGTATGGTTTACCAAGGAATCAGCATCAAACACCGGTGAACCTTTACGTAGAATGGCGCGGAAAGACGACCATGTGCGATCTTCTGGCAAGGTTACAACGCTTCCGGTAATAGTTGGAGGTGCATCCCCATCAGACCAGCCCACATAAACACCCACCTCAGCACGCTCAGCAGCAAGTTGCAGCAAAGTCATATGAGTTGCATTTTTGGGATCGGTGTCAATTTGAATTGAACCTTCACCAGGTGTAGTTAAACCCCAGTCCGATGTTGCGGTGGTCTCTTCTTCCAGACAGGTTGTACTGATTTCAGTAGTACTGTCATCGCCAAGCGCTAGAGCTTTGACGCAGTCCATCTTTGTGAGTGTTGGGGTATCGCCATGTAAAATCCATACATGAGTACCCTGAGATAAAACACCTTTCTTCGCCATGAGTAGCTACTCCTCAATTTTAGGCATAAAAAAAGCCACCGAGTGGTGGCATTGGTTTGGAACTAAATTAATGGTTGGTTTATTCAGCCCACCAACTCATGTCCCAGCCGCGACCGCGCAGTTTGGTTTCTGCGTCTTGTGCATCTGGATGTTTTCCTTTGTAGTAAAGACCAGCCAGTTCAAGTGTTTTTCTGGCTGTATCACGTAGATTTTCTATTTGCGGAATTTTCGCCTTATGCCCCCAGATTACAAATTGATAACTATCGTTTTCATTCGTGGCTCCGCAGTCAATTGTATTTTCTGGCGCAGAACCCAATCCCTGCCATACCAAATAAAGACCCTCAACCCCATCGGGCACAGAGCCATTAAATATCCTTTTTTCAAATGCGGATTTAAGAACTGGGTTGGCGCTTAAAATCTTAAAAACTTCTGGTGCGCTCATGATATTTTTCCTTTTGCTATCGCTGTCTCGATAGACTTTTGAAAGGTTTTGCAGAATTCATCTGTAACTTTCTGAATATTTTGCTCTAATGCGGGTCGCATAAATGGTGTTGCAGGGATTTTACTGGTGCCAAATTCAATGTATCTCCAGTAGACGGTTTCACCGCCCGGCAGAGCGGCTAGTTTTGCACGATCAGTTTTCGCATTGACCGCAGCACCACCCAGAATACCAACACGCATAATCACAGTTCCCATATTGCGAGTTTTACCATTCCGAATAACGATGTTCTTCTGAATATCTTCTCTAGTCTTAGGATCGTCAATATATGCAGCACCCATCTGGGCCGATAGCTGAACAATCTTCATTGCCTTTCGAGCTGCTGCACGTGCGCGGGAACGGACTTTTTTGACATCCTTTAGCTCAGCGATCTTTTTATTAAACTCATCAAGTCCAGTGATATTTAATTCAACTTCAGACATGGGGTCTCCAATGTAAAAGACCACCAAAAGGCGGTCTTTATGCTCAAAAGTTTTAGCTTTTCATCTCAGAAAGTTGATTCATGGTGCTTTCTGGAATGGTGTGAAAGCACTCAGAATCACCTTGGAATGGTATTTCTGGTTTATACCTGTACTTGCTTAACTTTTTATGGATATTTTTTTCCAAATCCCAAATGATATCTGCCGGCTTATTTATAAGCAAAACCACCTCAACATGGTAGGGCATCCTCTTTTTTGTTTTAAATCTAGTTTTAATAGTCAGGCATGTAATGCCAATCTTAAAAAAAGACTCCTTGTCATTGCTGCATCGGATTACATATAGATTGGATAGCCCACTGTATCTAGATATGCAGTTTTTAATGTAGCTCGTTCTTCTGAAATGAGGAATTTTTAACTCGTTTCCACACTTACCACAACCACTTCTCATGTGCGCAGCGGGAGTTTGGAAAAAGTATCCATGCTTCGGGCACTTTATTTTTACTTTCTTTGTACTACCTTGGTAGTCCACGCTGCTGTAATCGTATTTATACTCATGCTTGCGTTCAGCCTTGGCAATAAATTCATCTAAAGTAGACCTCTGTAATGCAGGGGCGGCTTCCGTGTAGCATTTTTTACACCCATGCCCATTTAAATGCATTTTTGGTGTTTGAAAAAATAACCCATGCTTTCTGCAAATAATTTCCACGCTAGACATTGTGTTTGTGTATTTAACTCGATCATAAATATACGTATCACCATGCTTTTTCTTAAATTGAGCAATTACCTCATCTCTAGTCTTTAAGAGATTATTCGCACATTTACCACACCCCCTTCCAGAAAGGTGACTGTTCGGTTTTTGCAAAAAATCCCCATGATAAGGGCATGTTATTGTTACGGGCTGCTTGCTATGCAAGTATTTAGTTTTGCTATACCCGTATTTCTTACCATGCACCTTAATTGCATCTAGTACAAATTGCTCAGTAGATTTTAATTTATCAATTTTCTGTCTTACCCTGTAGCACTCAGGACAACCCTGACCAATCATATGCGCTTTTGCTTGTTGCCTAAAATCACCATGCTCATGACACGTAATGGTGATTATTCCCCTGCCATTTACATATATGGTTTTCTTGTATGAAAACTTATTGCCATGAATGGCGATTGCGCGAGCGATAAACTCGCCTTGTGATAATTTGATAGCCATTTCGCACCTCTGCAAAACACAACCTGATTTTGGTGTTGGCAGGTATTCAGGTTAAATACTTTTCGGGAGCTACCCTAGCCAACCCTTTAATTATACCAAAAAATCAATAATAATACTTTTCAATTCCGCCACTTAGCGTAAATGTTATGTAAATATTTCCTGTATCTTGATCGCTTAAAGGTGGACTGGTAATCGCATAAATCCGACCTTTGTGTATGACCCGCATAGTGGTATCTACATCTTCTCGATAGCGGATTTTTAAACGCGCCACAGTCTGCGATTGCGCTGCTTGTGCTGCTAGTAAATCTCGCCCAGATAGGTGTGTTAATTTTCCCCAGACAGATACAAGATCCGTCCAGCCCTCACCTGTCTCATAATTATTTTCATCATATGTAACTTCATGCTTTTGAATCGTTACACGGTGGCATAGTTCGCCGGCACGTTGGGCCATAAGTCACCTCAAATCGCTGTAGGCTTGCGATATGGATAAAGCAGGCTTTGTACCGGCATTGGCAGAAAGTTACCATTCACCGGCATTTCCTGCTCAGCATTGCGGTACTGATCCCAATATCCACACAGCAATAAAATTGCCTGATGAATTGCTTTGGGGTAATCAGATTCAAACTCATCAGTGATGTAATTCAACACCACTGAATCCGCTGCATCTAAATAACCCTGAAGCATCAAGTCATTTGAATCGTCGTCATATCGGAGATGAAGCTTAAGTGTTTCTAAATCCACAATACTCATTCTTCACCCCATTTCTTTTGCGCTAATTTGAAGTTTTCGTGATTAAAATCACCCGAATGATCTTTTTCACAGTGCCATAATGAGCCTTTATGCGTCACAAACTGGCCTGATTTATACTGATTTTCAGCCTTAAAAATGCCTTGATATTGGCTTTTTTGATCTGAATTTTCAGTATTTTGAGGCGTATTTGGTGCAGATTTACCAAAAGGATCTTCTTTTTGATCACGCTTAGACAGTGCTTCAAGCGAGAAGTTCTGCTGTTGCATGTAAACCGTGTCACCGCCTTCTAATGGACCTAAACCAAGCTTTTGACGCGCTTCATTCGGTGTCATGATTGCTGCACCAACACCTTCTTTAAGTCGCTGCATCTGGGACACTGAATCCATACGGATCAATGTATCCAGATCAAGAAAGGCTTCTAAATTCGCGTCTTTAAGCCCAAGGCTTTCATCGAGCAAGTTTTCACGCGCTTCAATCAGGCTTTGCAAACAGTCTGAATAGTAGATTTCATTCAGGTCTGAAACTTTCTGACCTGCCGGAATGGTGCCAATACCCAATTTAAATTGCGGTACGTGAAAAACAGCGCAGATGACTTCATTGCTCATTCGCATTTGTTCAATCAATTGAGAATCAGCAGCTGAAACGGTAATGGCTTCAAACTTCATGCCATCGCCAACTACTGCTGTGCACCCAGCATTCGCACCACCATAGCTTTCATTCCACTGTTTTTTGATTGCTGCTGCTTTGTCTGGATCAATAGGCCCGGGTGCAATCAAGATTCCACCTGGTCGGCTGTTATTTCTGAAATGGGTGCGCTGGCTTTTCTGAATCTCCAATCCATGCCCTGCCGCTACCGCACACGCTGTAATTGGCGATAAGCCCACAAGTGGATGGTAAAAACAGTTAATGCGGTCATGAATGATTTCGGATGCCGGCACGACTTCATGCGAAGTCTGATTAAGCCGATCATCATTAAGTTGATAAAAGACATCACCAGCATCACTAATCAATGGTTTTGTCAGGTCAGGGTTCAATACCTTTAAGCCAACAACTTTTCCTGAAAAAATATCCCGAACCTTAAACACGTAGGTGTTTCCGCGAAGCAATAATGATGTGGTCCACTGTTCGCTGAATTGCTGCCATGTCTGATAATGATTTGGCTTATTTAGTACGTTAAAACGCTCTGGAATTTCCTGATCAATCCAGACACCTTGCTGCTTCTTTTTTAGCAGAATCGGCATCTTGCCAATATCTTGCGAAATCAATGAAACGCAGCTAAAAACCGCATGATGTGCTGCCAAATCTTCCCGGGTCAGCTCATCGTTTTTCTGCCAAGCGCCAGAATAAGGCTCCTGCACAAAAAAAGAAGTCCACCCTTGGTTTGAATGGACTCCTTGGAGGGATTTCTTTTTGCCAAATAAATTTCCGAAAAAGCCCATTCTTTACATCCTATTCTTTGGTTTTATCTTCTTTTTTTCGCTTTTGGTGCTGCCTTTTTCGGTTCTACATAGACCTCTGCAATACCAATTTTTAGCAATACGTTTGCCTGAAAATCAGGAACCTCTTTCACATCCCCAGCATTGGAATCGTGGGTCATCTTTAAATATTTAATCTTCATAGACTGTTCCTATAGCTAAACAATTGTGATGCTTAGATATAAAAACAGCCC